TATAGGCCTAGGTCGTAACATAGAATATGGCCATCCACTAACGGATATATGCGTTTTTAAAACATCACATATACCAAAATATATACGCCAAGAAATATTGCCTGAAAGAATAGAAAATTTACACTTGACAAATATGGAGAGTTTTGATATATTAGAAGAATGGTTTTTATGTATGATGTATGAAAACAACTTATATAATAGTTGGTATATCTTAAAAAGAGATAATCATCCAAGATATAGGTGGACACATTCAAACAGTATAATGCATGAACATGATATTTATGTAAAGAAAAAAAGACTTATGTCTAATAATATATTTGAGGGCAATTTAATAAAACAAATAAGGAGTTTATAAGTTATGAATATGACAGGTGGTTTAGGTGGAACAACAGAAAATAATAATGATGATGATTATTGGCAGTGTGGTTCATGTAAGATTAAAGTTACTGAAGATAGTGATGTAAAAGTTTTACCTATAGCCTTAGGTGGTGATGGTTTAAAAAATCAAGGTTTAACTCTTTTTGTTTGCCCCAATTGTTATACATTGCAATTACCAGAAGAGGTTTTTAAAGAGTTTCATAAAAGGATGCAATCTAATATAATACATTAGAGGAGATAAAGATGAATAAGTTCAATAGTTTACAGTCATATATATCTGATAGTATAAAAGATAAAGATGAAGAGTTTGATTTTAATCAACAAGAGATTGATAAAGATAAGGTAAAGAAACCTAATCATAAGGCTTTTTTAATGCGTAAAAAAGCAAGAAAAACTGCTAAAAAGTCAAGACGAGCAAATAGAAGATAGCAAAAAAGTATTTGACTTTTTCTTATATTTTATTATATTATATACATAACAAATTTACAATAACTCAATAGAAAGGAATGTAAATGGCACGCACAATCAGAAAGAAGTCTAAGGAAGATGTTCTTAACGAGCGTGAAGTTAAAAAAGGTGGTAAGAAGATAATTAAAAGAAGTCGTCAAAATGACAGAAGTAGATTGAAAAATATTGACTATAACGACCCAGCAGCACTGGAAGATATGGAAGATGAATACACTTATTAAAAAAGTTTTAATATTTTTACCTTTTTTATTTTTATTTTATATTATTTTTAGTAAAGATAACAATAAAAGAGATATTGAAGATTTAGAAAATTATTTAGGTTATGACGCAGCAGTTAATTAAAATCTATAAAGGAGATTATAATGCCATTAAATCTTAGTAAAATCAACGGAGCACTAGATCGTCTTAACCCTCAAACAAGAAACTCTAACAACAACAATACTAATACAGCTGTTGTAAAACTTGAAGAGGGAGAGAGTGTAGTTCGTATTGCACCTTATAAGTATGATTTAGAAATGCCATTTCAAGAACTTCACTTTCACTATGGTGTTGGTGGAAAAACATTTCTTTGCCCAAAGAGAATGGATAATCGCGATTGTGCGATTTGTGATATGGCTACAGAAGCTTGGTCAGATTTTACAAACACTAACGATGAATCATCAAAGGATGTATTCAAGAAGTTAGTTGCACAACTTAGAGTTTTTATTCCTATTGTAGTAAGAGGTCAAGAAGATCTTGGTGTTCGTTGGTGGGCTGTTTCACCTCGCACTACTTACAAGGAAATTTTACAAAAAGTAAAGAATGCAATGTCACAAGGTATTGATATAACTGATCCTAATGAAGGCTTGGATTTAATCGTAAGAGTAGAGAAGGGATATAACGGTTGGTTAATTCCAGAGTCTATAGACACCGCTCTTAAGACTTCAAAGCTTACCGATGGAGATGTTGATGAACTTATTGACACCGTTACAAATATTAATGATATATATTCTTTTAGAGATCCAGAAGAAATGAAGGAAGCTATTTCTAATTTCGCTAATGATTCTTCAGAAGAAAATAATTCACAAGGAAGTGTTAAGAATTTCAGTAATTCAAATAACAAAAATGATGGTGACATTGATTTTGATAATAAAACTTCGGCATCTGATGTATCAGATAAGTTCGATAAGATGTTGAGTTAAAATGGCTAGAAAGAAAGTAATTAGTAAAACAACTAAAGATTATGATGGTTCCGGTGATGTCACTAAAGACATCACCGATTTACCACATAAACAAATTGTAGATGCTCTTAATAAGAGTGTTGGTGATGTAGCTTATATTATAGGAACAGACGATTCACCAACCGAAGTAAGAGAGTGGTTATCTACAGGAAGCACTGTTTTAGACAGTATAATAAGTAACAATCCAGACATTGATGGCGGTATACCGGTAGGTAAATTAGTAGAAATGAGTGGAGAAGCAGCTACTGGAAAATCTTTAATATCATATTTAATATTGAAGGATTGTTTAGATAAGGGCGGATTACCCGTATTGATTGATACAGAAAGTGCCTGTAATTTTGATTTCTTAAGAATGTTAGGTTTGGAACCAGATAGAAATTTAATTTATTTGCAGCCTTACAGTATTGAACAAGTATTTAAGAGTATAGAAGAGGTTATAAGAAAATTAAGAGAAGAAAACAAGGATCGTCTTTGTTGTATAGTTTGGGACTCTGTGGCTGCTACATCAACAGATTTGGAGTTAGAAAACGATTTCGGCCAAAGCCAAGTTGGCGTTCACGCCAGATTGATTGGCCAAGGGTTAAGAAAAGTTATAAGACTGATAGCTTCTGAAAGGATTTCTTTAGTTTTTCTTAATCAGTTAAGAACAAAGATTGGTGTTATGTTCGGAGATCCAGATACAACTCCGGGTGGAAGATCAATACCTTTTATGTCTTCTGTTAGAATAAAACTTTATTCAGATGGTAAGTTGAAGGCAGGATCAGATATAATTGGTATGGGTATTAAACCTAAGATTGCAAAGAATAGAATGGGACCACCACACAGAGAGTGCCATTTGAAAATGTATTTTAGTAGAGGTCTTATTGATGAAGAAAGTTGGTTAGATATATTAATTAAATCTGGTGTGTGCGAGAAGATATCAGCACAAAAATCTTCTTATACAGATAAATCAACAGGTGAAGTTTATGAATTTCAAAATAGAAAGTTTGTTGATTATGTCTTAGGGAGACCAGAGTTAAGAGAAAAGTTAAGGAAAGAAGTTAAGAAGTGTTTGTATATTGAACCAGATCCCTATAAAAGAAATGATGAAATTGTTTTAGAAGAATTAAAGGAAGACGAGGATATATAAGATGGTAGCTTTTGTAGAAGAAGATAGTAATGAAGAAGAAAAACAAAAAACAGTAGCGAGAATAAAAGAATCAGTTGAGGGATTATCAAGAGTAGAGACATTAGGTTTTTTTCTTGGTCTTTCATTTTTTGGTTTGTTATTTACGTCAATTTTTTTTGGATTTTGGTTCCTTACATTTTATGTTTCTGCGATTGCGTGGAATAACTCTATTGCTGTATTGTTTTCATTACCTTTTATAACATGGAAAAACTCAGCTGCATTTTTTGGTATTTTTTTTATATTTGTTAAGTTTGTAAAATATCTAAAAAATTAGTATATTGCATGGTTTGTAATCCTTTGGTCGCATAACGGATGAGGGGGTAGTATGGGATACATTACTATGATATTATAATATATCAAACTTCAATGCTATTTAGTATTGATTATAAGTCAGCGACATCCCATAGAGGTGCTATCGTTAGGGGCAATTTACTAATAAAATAAGCAAAATATAGGTTGACAAAAGCAGAAAATATCCTTATATTATATACATCAAATTAATGGTTATATAACGTAAGGATATTTTTTATGCCAAGAAGAAAGAAGTCACCAGTGGTAGAGACACAAGAAACATTTGATGATAATGTTTCAAGTAAGATGACAGGTAGTAGTTCTAAGAGAGACACACATTATAGTAAGGTTTCTGCGTTTAAGTCATATATTGTGGATGAAGAGCAGTATAACCTTTACAAGTTGTATAAATCATATTATAAGTCAAAGAATGACGAGAATAAGGTGGCTGGTTTTCATGCAGGAGCTGTTATTTTTAGAACTATGAATGATTTCGAACGTAGGTGTAGTTTTTATCTAAATACGACAAAACACACAACAAAGAAAGAGTTGAAGAAATCCATATGTCAAGATTTGGATTTACTCAAAGAGATCATAATGGGTATGTAAAAATGACCACTATTTTGTGTGGTATTTTGCTTTTTCGTTGTTCTAAAAGGGTAGCAAAATTTATTTTGAAAACCCTTGATTTTTCAAAAAATATTGTTATATTTAGTATATCAAAGTTGGTAAATTATGGAGTATGAGCCGAGTAACTCACTCGTAAAAAAAGAGATAAAGAAGAAGAAGTTTTTCAGAATGGCTTGTTCAGAAATGTTCAAGTCAGACCATAAAACGAGGTTTGGCGCGGTGTTAGTGTTAAAGAACGGCAAGGTTTATAAGTCTCACAATAAGGATATGAAAACCCACCCTGCACTCAAAAAACATTATCCGTTCTACGCTGTATCAATACACGCCGAACTTCAAGCAATACTTTCAGTAAATTCATATAGATATGATGATTGTATAAAAGGTAGTAAGATGTATGTTTATAGAGAAGATAGACATGGTATGTTAAAGCCAGCTAAGCCTTGTTCTTATTGTATGAACATTATTAGAGAAGCTGGTGTTAAAAAAGTTTATTTTACAACCCCAACCGGGTGGGAGTGTCACATAATATGAGAAAAAATAAAGTTTTAATAGTTGATATGTTGAATATGTATGTCAGAAACTTTTCTGCATTTGCTATGTCAAACGATAATGGTGAATTAGTTTCTGGGTTATATGGAAGTCTGGCTTCTATTAGGAGTCAAATAGAGTTACACCAACCCGATTATACTATCATTGCGTGGGAAGGTCAGGGTTCATCAGAGAGAAGAAGAAAGACATTATCCTCATATAAAGAGGGTAGATCTTTTAAGGGTTTGAATCGCCGTCATTTTGATTCTTCTGATGAAGATGAAACACAATCATTCGCGCGTCAGTTACTATTACTTAAGGAGTGTCTTAATGATTTACCTGTTTTGCAATTAGGTGTAAAGTATTTAGAGGCCGATGATGTTATTGCATACCTTTGCAAAAAAGTGTTAAAAGATGATTACGAAAAGATAATAGTTTCTAGTGATAAGGATTATTTTCAATTGGTTGATGACACAACTACAGTATTCAGACCCATTAAAACCAAGAAAGACCCCATAGGCCAGTTTATTAACACTGAGTGGATGAGTGATATAGAAGAGTGTTATCCACCTAATTACACATTGATAAAATCATTATGTGGTGATAATTCAGATAATATTGAAGGTGTTAAGGGCGTTGGTGAGAAAACAGTAAAGAAAGATTTTCCATTTCTATCAAACACAACAGAATATACAATAGACGATATACAAGAATATTCCATTGAACAAGTATCAAACAAACAAAAAAGATATCAGAAATATATTGATAATAAGAACTTAATAGAAAATAATTATAGTTTAGTTCAGTTGTTAGATCCTAATATATCAACAACTTCTGTAAGCACAATCTTTAATATTGTTGGTAAAACACAATTAAAGTTTAATCCACCTAATTTTAGAATTAAATTACTATCCGAAGGAATTTCACCTAATAATATTGATAACTGGGTTTCTTCTTTCGCTACATTAAAAACAGAATATATTGAAATATAAAGGAGGTGTGTAATGGTAGATGGAGCTAATTTTGACGTATTTGGTTCTAGTAAATTTCAGAATAGAGTTATACAAGGTGCATTAACTGATAGGTTGTTTTTTGAAAAGATATTTGAAATATTAAAACAAGAATATTTTACTACAGAAGCACATAAAATTATTTGGGGTGAGATAACAAAACTTTTTAATAAGTATGATTCTTCACCAACATATGATATGTTAAGATTAGAGATAGCTGCTTTAGCTGATAGCGAAGACAAAGATGATGCCTTAACTATTCTTGTTGACATAGAGAAAACCTCAAACAGACAAGAGATTGAACACGCTAAAGAAAAAGCTTTTGAATTTTGTAAGAATCAGTCTATGAAAGCTGCAATTCTAACTTCAGTAGAACTCCTCAAAGAAGGAAGATTTGATGAGATACAAAAAACTATTGAAGAAAGTTTAAAGATGACAGATAAAACTGATATGGGTCACAATTATTTTGATTCATTTAGCAGTAGAAGTAAGGAAGATAAGAGACCTAATACTGTTCCTACAGGTTTTGAAATATTAGATCATAATGATATACTTGAGGGTGGATTAGCTGCAGGTGAGTTGGGTGTTGTAATGGCTCCAACTGGTGGTGGTAAGAGTTTTATGTTGGTGAATTTTGGATATGGTGCATTAGCAGCAGGTAAAAATGTTGTTCATTATAGCTTTGAGTTGAGTGAAAACAACATTGGCAATCGTTATGATAGTCGTATAACTGGTGTTCCAACTAAGGAGATTGTTACAAGAAACAGAGAGGTAGAAATAAATCTTCAACGATTTCAAGGTGGTCGTTTGATAATCAAAGAATATCCAACAAAGATTGCAACAGTTAATACTTTGAAGTTTCACATAGGTAGATTGCAATCAAGTGGTTTCGATCCAGATTTAGTTATCATTGATTATGGTGATTTGATGAGGAGTCGCCGTGGTTACGATCAGAAGAGATTTGAATTAGAAAGTATTTACGAAGATTTACGTGGATTTGCAATGGAAACTAAACTTCCTATTTGGACAGCAACACAATCTAATAGAGAAGGTTTTAGTGATGATATTATTACTATTGATAAAGTTGGTGAGGCAATATCTAAGGTTCATGTAGCTGATTTCTTCGCCACATTCTCTCAGCGTAAGTTTCATATTGGTAAGAATAGAATGGGTGCAGCTGGTGTTAATCTTGATATTGAAATTGATTATGGTAGAAGTTTAATCAGATTACATGAAAACAATAGTCAAGGTGGATTATCAATGTCAGATAAGGTTAGCAATTTGTTGAGTGAGGGTGATAGTAGAAAAAGAATATTTGATAAATATAGAGATAATATAGGAGTCTAAGATGCCAGAGAGATATACCATAATGAGAACTAGTCGTTGGGGAACAACAGGAACAAGTCTTCAAACTATGGCGGTTTTGGAGAGAAGCAAATATAAAAATGATGATGCTATTAGAGCTTGCAATGAGATGATTTCCAATGATAAGGTTGGAACTAATGAAGAGTTAGAGTATGAGGTTATCTTATCAAGAGAGAATGGTGTTCAAGAAATAATTCACAAAGTTGATAAGAAAGGAACGGTGAGTATCTAATGCCAACATATGATTTCATTTGTGAAGATTGTGATAATATTTTTGAGGTATCAATAGCTATCAAAGACTATGATAGGTTCAAAAAACAAAGTTGCCCTCAGTGTGATAATATAGAAAATGTTAGACGACATTACACACCGACTGGTATCAAGTTTGGAGCAGGTTTTTTCAAAGATGGTTATAGGAGTGCAAAGGATGTAGGTCCGAGTAATGACGAATAAAAAAATAGCAATAATCAGTTTATAGCTTAATAAATTTTTATTATAATGGAGAGTAAAGATGATTTCTAGAGTAGAGTATTTTGGGGCTGATTGGTGTGGCCCATGTAGAACATTCAAGCCGGTTCTTATTGATTCTATAAGTAGTGAAAAGTTGAATATGTTTGATGTAGAAAAGAATAGTGATTTAGCATCAAAAAGAGGAGTTAGATCTTTACCTACTACTATTTTATTTAACGAAACTGGTGAAGAAGTAAAAAGATTTGTTGGTAGTGCTAATAAAAAAGAATTACAAAAATATTTAGACTAATAAATTAAAAGGAGTTTCAATTGAGTGAAATTAATAAGGTTGACAGTTTAATTAAATATTATAATGGAGATGAGTTAGCAGCAAGAGTTTTGGCTGATAAATATCTAAAAGAAGATGAAACATCTCCAGAAGAAATGTGGAGAAGATTAGCTATAGAAATATCAGAGCAAGAAGATATTAATAAAGCTGGTAAAAAGATATGGGAAGAAAGATATTACGATCTTCTTTCTGATTTTAAGTTTATTCCCGGTGGTAGAATTATGTATGCGTTGGGAAGAGATGAGAATGTATCTTGCACTAATTGTTATGTTATTCCTATTAAGGAAGACTCAATTGAAGGAATATATGATTGGTTAAAAGAGAGTGCTTTAACATATAGAAGCACAGGGGGTGTTGGAACAGATATTTCTATTTTAAGACCAAAGGGTATGCCAGTAAAGAACTCAGGCGGCAACTCTCCGGGCGCTTGTAGTTTTATGGATCTAATGAGTCAATCAACAAACACCGTTCATCAGAAGTTAAGAAGAGGTGCTTTGATGATAACAATAAATGTTCATCACCCCGATGTTTTAGAGTTTATTGATATAAAAAAGATTCTTGGAAAAATAGAGTATGAAGAAGGTCAAGGAAACGGTTATAATAATTTATATAAGTTAGTTGAACATGCTAATATATCCGTTCAGTTAACTGATGAATTCCTCCAAGCTTTAGAGGATGAAGGTAGATATGAACAGCGTTGGCCAGTTGATTCTAATAATCCTTCCGTATCTCAAAAAGTATCAGCTAAGAAGGTATGGGATGCAATTATTAAGAATGCTCATGCTCATGCGGAACCCGGTATATTCTTTGTAGATAATCATAAGAGAAATGACGCACTAGCATATGCCAATCCGGCATTAACGACAAACCCATGTGGAGAACAATTTTTAGGCCCATACGCTAATTGCTTGTTGGGTCATATGAATCTTGACAGATATGTTGAAAGACAACCCGATGAATTCCCTACAACTAGGGTTTTTCATTTTGATAAGTTTGCAGATGATATAAAGACCGCAGTAAGGTTTTTGGATAATTGTATTACGTGGAATGATGGAAAGCACGCACTACCAGAACAGAATGAAATAGCGGTTAATGAAAGAAGAATCGGATTAGGTATTACTGGTTTGGGGGACGCGTTAATTAGACTAAGGGTCAAATATGATTCAGAAGAAGCATTAGAAGTTGTAGAAAGAATAATGCATACTTATAGAGATGCGGCCTACAATGCATCCATAGAGTTAGCTAAGGCGAAGGGTTCATTTCCTTTGTTTGACATAGAGAAGTGGGGTCAAAGCGAATTCGTAGCTAATATGATTTCAGAGTTAGATGAAAGTATGTTTGATATGTTAAACAAAACAGGTATAAGAAACTCTTTCTTGTTAACAATGGCTCCTGTTGGTAGTGGAAGTATTATTGGTCAAGTATCATCTGGCATAGAACCAATTTTTGCAACTTCTTATACTCGTAGAGTAAGAGAACAAGATGGAGAAACATTCAAGGAATATAAGACTTATCCAAGAATAATTGAAGAAGTTTTCAATAATGATAATAATCTACCTAACTTTGTTGTTACAGCTCATAAAATAGATCCATATTTTAGAGTAAAGTTACAATCAGTAATACAAAAGTATGTTGATAATAGTATATCATCAACTGTTAATTTACCTAAAGAAACTCCCGAAGATACTATTGCTCAAATATATTTAGATGCTTGGCGCAACGGTCTAAAATCTATTACAGTTTATAGAGAGGGTAGTAGAGAAGGTGTTTTAATAACAGATGATGGAAAGAGTAATAAAAAGAAAGAAAAAGAAGAACCTCAAAAGAGACC